TTAACTGTTAGCGTTGCTGATGCACCGACTGTAATAGGTCCTGCTGACAGTGCATTGGTTGTGCTACTGATTGTTATATCAGCACTGATTGTCTGACCATTGGTTCGTATAATACTATCGTTACCCAAGAAAGGATAGCGTGAATCTGCTTCTGCTTTTGTATAACTGTTGGCTATGCTAAACGCATCATATACCACTATCTCGACAACATCGTTGACGGATGCACCTGTGACTAAGACCACTGTCGTGCCTGTTGTGGAGGTGTAGTCTGTGGCAGGCTTGAGTAATATCCCATTCTGATAGACATCTACATACTCACCATCTGAATATGTAAGCGTATTAGAATTAGCATCCGAACCAGAGAAAGATGTCTGCCCTGCTGTGGCTTGATAGATGAAGCGTGTTCTAACGCCTTGGTTTGGTGCTTTTCCTATGTAGGGCATTATTTACTCTCCAATGCTGTCAATCGTGCTTCTATAGATGCAAACCTTTGTTCGTTGTAAGCACATATAAAAGATATTAGTTCTCCGTACCTAATCCCTAATCGTGTTACTTCTGTTGCTCCACTAGGTGCTTTTTCTTTTGTGTTGTATACTTGAGTTTCTGTCTTTTCTTTACCTTCATCATCTATAGTTGTTTCTTCTTTTTCCCACCAAGTGTCAGAACACCAAAAGCTATATTTAGAAGCATCCAAACCCTCTGCTTTAAAAGCACTCTCCACTTCTTGCGCTATGACACCAGAATGTATTCTTGCGTTGTCACCTTTTTTTGTTACAGCAGTTTTCCATCTATACTTTTTAAATAGTAAAGATACTCTTTTTGCCACTTTCATCTCTGTATCTGTAAAGGTTTCTATATCTTGTTTCTCATTCTGGTCAGAAGTATTGATAGAATTCACAGATGCAAATAATTGTGCAAACCTAGCACTACCACTTCCTATATCAATAGAAGCATCTCTTGATGCTGTGCCACTACTAGGATTTACTTGGTCACTACCAAAGTTAAACTCTAAAAATGTGTCTTGTGCTCCAATAGCTATAAACTCAGCACCTCTTAGTTTAACTTCACCAACATTAGCAGTGCTACCACTTGTTTCTTTGTAAAATCCTATCATAGTTCCGTTGTCTGTTCTTCTTCTCAGATTTAACGGCTGACCTGATGCTCTTGATATATCTGTTCTACCATCTGCACGAATAGACACACCATCATCTGTGTTATCTCCTGCTGTGTTTACAGTTGTAGTTGCAAAGAAGTTTGTTACATCATCCCCTCCATTCACAAATATTGCATCAGTTTGTCCATTGCTCTCCACACGAAAGTCTACATCTGCACTGCCTTCGTTGAAAGTTATTGCACCCTCTTGAGAAGAGTCTAGTCCACTTCCTCTAACTTTAGTTAAAGCCATTTATTTACCTCATGCGTAAGGGCTTGTACCCAATGTGCTTGTATCCCAAGCTGCTTTTAGTTTAGCTATTGTGTCTGCATCATCTATAGCCTTTGCAGAAGGCGCATCTCTCAATGCCTTCTTCTTGTTTACCGATGCTGTTTTAGCCGATGCGTCATCAGCTTCCAATGCTTTCATGTATGTCACATCTTCAGCTTCTAACAAAGGCTTTCTGACTTCTCTAATCTTGTCTTTAAATATCTTCTTAGCCTCCGTCATATCTTCGGATATCACAGAACCACTGAGCTTCCATGCGTTTCTAAAATGTCTGTCAGATGGCACAGTTGCAGTAGACGCATCTATGGTTGCCCCATCCTTATCTGTTATAAATGTTTTGGTCATTGTATCTCCTATGCCACTTGTTGATCTATTTTCCAAGCGTTACGCCATGTTCGATGTGACGGTAACTGCTCCTTCTTTACTATAAGCAAACGCTTTCTATTGGCTTGCTCATAATCTTTCCACACTTTCTCAGGTATGTCCTTCATAATCAAGTATTCTATTGCCTGTTCCTCTGTCATTGAGTCTACTGGCTTTGTATTATGGAGTAAATACCCTCGTGTATGCTTTACAAAGTCTGGTTGTGCTTCATCCTTCTTGAGTTCCCAATAGACCCACACAGGTGGTAGTATGCCACCATTCAATGCACACGCCATCCAGTTAGGATCAGGGTGTGTTATCTTTGCAGGTTCATCTAGGTTGTCAGGGTCTTCCCATACAATACAATACTCACTTCTGTATGGCTCTAGGTTTTGCTTTGCCCACCCTAGTCTATCCCATAAATGTGTTCCTTGAAATTCTGGTGTCATGCTAAATCTCCGTGGATTGTAGTGCTATTATCAACATCTCTACTTGAACCACTTTCATTATGATATTGAACTGTATATGAGCCTGTCGCAATACCTGAAATATTACCAAATCTTGGGTCAGAAGATATTACCAAACCACCACACGCATAGTCATCATTACCCATATTATTGCTAAAGGCATAGGTATAATCTCCTGTAGTATTGTCAGTTCCACTACTTATATTAAAAGTGTCTCTAAAAGTGGTATCAGAGCTACCTTGCACCCAAGCCTTGCACAAACCCTCTTGCACATTCGTAGTGGTAACATTCCCTGCACCTGCAACAATAGTGATGCTGTTCTTTGCGTCTACTCCCTCTAGGGCATTTGTTCTTAGTGTACTCATGCCAAGTCTCCAAATGCTACACTACCAAATTCGTTATCTGTATATGACCCAGAGTGATAAGAATTTTGTTGCCATTTAGTTACAGTCAAACCATCACACCAATGCGTTGTGTCAGTCTGATTTTCAATATAAGAACATAACACAGAAAAATTGGCATTAGCCATGTCATTTGCAATATTTATCTGCTGTTTGCCTGTTCCTATATCAGTTATACCTGATGTGTTAAAACTATCACTCAAAGACGTTCCATCTGCCGCTGAGTGCGCCCAAACTTTAGCTAGACCCTGCTGTAAGTTGGTCGTTGTAGAGTTACCCTCTCCTGTGACGGCAATAGACCCTGCTGTTGTTGTGCCTGTGAGTGTGTTTGTTTTGAGAGTTGCCATTATGCTAAGTCTCCGTGAAAAATAACATCATTTAAAGCTGCATCAACAGGCGAAGAACTATATGATGTCGTGGCAACGCTTCCTGTTGCTCTATTCAGAAGTCCTCCAAGATAATGATTTGAAAAACTTCCTGTATCCTCCCCTGAAGCTGCATTTGTATACATAACACAAGCATAATCATTATTATTAAAGTCGTTATTTACATTAATTGTAGTATCACCTGTATCTGTATCTGTTATCGAACTTATATTAAAACTATCTCTAACAGTTTGAGTGCTAACTTGTGTAAAATGCACCCAAGACTTACACAACCCTTGTTGTAAGTTGGTAGTCGTAGCACTTGATTCACCACGAATAGTAACCTGACCAGAAGTGTCAATAGCCATACTCGTAGTATTATTTGTATGCTTTATATTTTGTACTAGAAGATTGCTCATAGTATTGCTACGTTCCCTCCAGAATTAATCGTGAGTGTGATACCACTAGCTATTGTCAGAGGTCCTGTAACATTTGCGTTCTCTGTAGCTTCTATGGTTGTGTTTACATCAAGTGTCTGAGCATTGGTTCTAAACATACCACCGTTCTTAAATGTACCTTTGTTCTGTGTCGGTATCGTAATACTTGTGTCCGTTGCACCAAGATAGATAACAAAGATATTACCTGTGCCAGTTGATGGAGCTTCTGTAAACGTAAGACTTGTACCGTTTGGCACTGTAAATGCGTCTACACTCTCTTGTATTACACCATCAACGCTGACTACGATGTCTTCTTGAGCAACTGTCTGGTTTAAGGTAAAGACCGTTGTAGAGTTATCTCCGTTGAACTCCTGCGTAGCAGGTCTTGATGAAAAACTAGAACCAACTTGACTTCCTATGTATGGCATTATGCAATCTCCATTATGCTTGCTACAGTATCAAGGCTATTTGCTGTGTTTGAAGATACTTGTAAGGTATGTCCCGCCTGCATAATAACCTTATTACCCGCCATGTATTCAAAGGATGATCCAGAGGGTATGGGTATATTTTTGGCTAAAAACACAGTCTGTCCTGCACTTAACTTTATATCCGCAGTTATTTGGCTTGTGGTAGTGTTAGCTAATGTCAATCCTATAACAACTGTAGTCGTTGCGGGTGAGGTAGGAGCAGTATAAACATTCATCAAAGCGTTAGCCGATGTGTTCGAGCCATCAAACACTTTGTTTTTAAATGTATTAGCCATTTGCTATCTCCTCTACACACTTATGTCATGTATCAAAGCTGCCACTAAGCATTCCACAACTGCTTCGCCTGTTCCTCCAATATCTGCTGATATTGCATGTATTTCTGCTACAGTTGTATCGTTAGGTCTTAGACATATTGTTTCACTTGCTCCAACGTGTATACCTTTTGTATTTCCATGAGCTGCTTCATTATTACTACCATCAAATGAAATCATAATTCCATCCCCACTTGAGAGATTTTTAATCATTAAAAATTTTACTTGATCACCTGTAGCTACAGCCACTGGTGCTGTGTCTTGATCTACAGCAGTATAATCTATAAAATTACCCGCAATCAAATCGGCTGCTGTTGTTTGAACTTCTGTTTTCTTAAAATACCATTTTTCACTCGTGTCAGTAGGCGTTACTGTCATACTTCCCGCTATTGTTTTTGCTATCTCATCTGGCAAAACTGTTGCCGAAAGTGTTACTGAAGCGTCATTTGCCATATTTTTTCTCCTTTACTAGCCAAGTGCAATCGCTAATGCCGTCGGGTCGTCCTTAGAAAACCCCTCTGATGTCATAAATGTGGATACCACACTCATATCCATTCTTTTTAATGTACCTGCATCACTTACTAATAGCTCATCTGTTGTGGCTAATCCAGAAGCAAGTTCTGTCTGACCACTAATCACATTGTCGTTTAGCATACCACTTTCCACAGCATCATTTTGTATGGTAGTGGCTCCGTTCGAGGCTATGGCTACATCACCTGACATTGCTACTTCTTGATAGCTTGTGTTGTCGCCCACGAGTATCTTGCCTGCTGTTACATCTGGCATGACCAAACCACCAATTTCTAGAAAAGATGGTGTCATATTAAGATTACCTGTGGCAGAGGATGTAGAGGTGCTTGTTCCTAAAACCCACCTATCTTCCGACTCGTCCCACATTATTAAGGCATTGTCACCAGTAGACCCTCTTTCTATTAGAATACCACTATCATTAGAGTTTGAGCTTACTCCACTATTTAACTCCAAAAGGTTGTCTTTTACAGTTGTGTTTGTAGTGTCTATTGTCGTTGTTGTTCCATTTACTGTAAGGTTTCCTGCAAAGGTTGCGTTTGCACCACTAAATGTAACGGCTATTGTTGGTGTTGAGCCTGACTTTATAACAAGTTCACCACTGCTATTTGTTAAGCTACCATATGTAGTACCATCATCTTTTAAGGTTACATCGGCTCCACCTGCATCTAGGACTATATCTCCTGCTGAGTCTAACGTAATAGTTGACCCTGTTACTGTCTCTATAACAGGACTTGTGAGTGTTTTGTTTGTCAATGTTTGTGTGATATCTACAGCAACTAATGCTTGTGCAGAGCCATCGTTACTACCACTGGGTAATAATAAAGTGTTACTAGCACTTGCTGAGTGAGGTTGGGATTTTAAAGTTTGTCCATGTGTGTTATCCTGACAATTTAATATTATCTTACCTTGATTCTCCGACCCTGTGTTGTTGCCTTTTACAACAAGACCTCCAGTGCCATGAGGAGCCACTTCTATATTAGCATTCCCAGAAGCTGATATTATATCGTTGCCATTTACGTCCAAGTTGCCACCCAACTGGGGACTCGTGTCGTTCACTACGTCAACACCTGTAAGGCTTGCACCACTACCACTAAAAGCAGAGGCTGTTACTGTACCTCCTATGGCAACATTGTTACTGCCATCTTCGACAACAATCTTACTTGCAGGAACTGTTATGAATACATCTTTGGTTCCTACCCCAAAATTTACCAGATTATTACTGTTAGAACTCGCTATTACAGATCGTGCTAACGTAGTACCAGAAGAGGTAAATGTTCCTAGACCAACCTCAAAAGCACCATTTGTATTGTCAACAATAGCATAATAGGTCGTATCAGAGTTCGATAGATTAGCAGTAAAAGTCTCAAAGTTAGTAACCGCACCAAGAAGAGTGATTGTACCCGTGCCCGTTGTGGTTGTGGTTTCTCGTACTCTATCTTCAATCTTAAACGCCATTACGCTATCCTTATTATCGCATCACTTGTACTTGCACTGGGGAATACTATGGTAAAGTTCCCAGAGGAGGATGACTTGTCCGATCCAAAATCTAATATACACACAGCTTTGTCACTATTTGTGTCGTTATATATCAATGCTCCTCTCGCGGTAATTGTAGCTGATCCGAATGTTTTATCGGCAAAGTCTACAAAAGCTGTCGTCTGTGTTTGTGATCCGCTAACGGCTTGACTGCCCAAAGCACCTCCACCTGCAGAATAATCCCCAGAGTTTCCAACTTCGTTACCCGCAGAACTTGAGTATGCCGTTACCGTAGCGTCCATCGTAGTGCTTGTGCCACCCAGATTGTCATTACCTGCTTGTGAATTAGTAAAAAGAGCAATCTTAAAAGAGTTGCCACCGTTTGCAAAGTTGTGTGTGCCCTCTAACAACTCCTTCTTAAACGTGGAGCAGAGTGCGTTACCAGAAAAAGCCATTACATTCTCCTTATATGTTCTGCGAGCTTATCATACCCCGCGTCCTTAATTGCATTATACACTGTTACTCTATCAGAGTTTATAGCCTCTTTCATGTAAAACGCTATAACTTTCTCTAAATGATCTT